CTCCACCTCGCACGGCCTGTCGCCGGTGCTCGCCATCCTCGACGAGCTGGGCCAGGTGCGCGGCGATCACGACGATTTCGTCGAGGCGATCGAGACGGCCAGCGGCGCCTATGATGATGCGCTCCGCCTGATCATCTCGACTCAGGCGCCCACCGATGCCGACATGTTGAGCGTCAAGATCGACGACGCGCGGCGGTCGAAAGACGAGAAGATCATCTGCCACGTCTATGAGGCTCCAGCCGATTGCGACGTGCTCGACCCGGTAGCCCACCTCGCCGCCAACCCGGCGCTGGGGACCTTCCGGTCACAGGCTGAATTGCTCGCGGCTGCTGAGAAGGCGTCCCGCATGCCGTCGGCGGAAAACGGCTTTCGGAACCTGTACCTTAACCAGCGGGTCAACCGGTTCTCGCCGTTCATCGCTCCAGGCGTCTGGCTCGCCTGCAATGGTGAGGTCTATGACGAGGCGTTCACCAAGGGCCTGGTTTTCGGCGGGCTCGACCTTGCCGAGACGACCGACCTTTGCGCGTTCGTGCTGGTCGCGTTCTGGATGGGCAAGTGGCACGTCAAGGCGTGGTTCTGGAAGCCTGAGGCCACGGTGCTCGATCACGCCAAGCGCGATCGCGTGCCGTATGACCGATGGGTCAGGGATGGCTTGATCGAGACCACACCCGGAGTCGCGGTCGATTATGAGTTCGTTGCCACCAAGATTGGACAGATCACGGACGGCATGAACATCGGTCGCATCGGGTTCGACCGGTATCGCTTCAAGACGCTTGAGGCTCAGATGGGCAAGCTGGGGATCACCCTCCCCTTTGAACCCTTCGGCCAAGGTCATGTCAGCATGGCGCCGGCCATGGACACTACAGAGATTGCGTTCCTCAACGGCCAGGTCGCCCATGGCGCCAACCCGGTGATGACGATGTGCGCCGCCAATGCCGTGGTCGAGAAGAACGCGGCGGGCGATCGGAAACTGAACAAGGCGAAGTCGACCGGCCGCATCGACGGCATGGTCGCTCTCGTGATGGCAATGGGAGTGGCGGCGATGCAGACCAACGACGCCGCGAACGCCGACGACTGGATCGCGAGCCTTTCGTGAGCAGTCGCCGCACCTTTACCGTCGAGTATGATAGCGGCTTGGCGGAGGCCGAGCGCGCGATCGCCGGTGCCCAGAAGGATATCCTGCCCTGGCGCGGCGGTCAGATGTCCACCGAGAACGGCGATAATTTCGTCCGCAATCAGGTGACCGTCGCTGAGGTGCAAGATTGGCGTGCTGCCAGCGGGCGCAACGCCCTTGGCCTTTCCGCCGTCTGGGCGTGCGTGAACCTGTTGGCGGGGACGATCGCCAGCCTTCCACTCGTCGTCTATCGCACCTCGCGGGACGGCATCCGATCGGTGGCGCGCGATCATCCGCTGTACTGGATTCTGCACGACAGCCCGAATTTCGATGATACGGCGACCGACTTCTGGGAGTTCAACGTTGCCGGGATTGAGCTGCAGGGCAACGCCTATGCACGAATCAACAAGACGGCGACCGGCGCGATAGGATCGCTCGTACCTATTCGCCCGGACGTAGTTAAGTCGCGCCGCCTGAATGGCGGCGAAATCGAATATTCCTATTCGGCTGACGGCAAGAAGTTCACCGTGCCCGGATCGCAGATGCTGCATATCCGCGGCCCGCTGGGCAACTCACTGTCGGGCGCTTCGACGCTGGCTGTCTGCCGGGGTTCGTTCGATGCGGCGGTGTCGACCGATGCGGCAGCCGCGTCGATCTTCGCCAATGGCGTTCGGCCCTCCGGCATCCTGTCGGCGGGTGAGAATGTCGCCCTGAACAAAGAGCAGCGCGACACGCTGGAAACGCTGCTGACGGAGAAGTTTGCCGGGGCACTGAAGGCGGGGCGGCCCATGTTGCTCGATCGGGGCATGAAGTGGCAGCAGCTGGACCTCAATCCCGAAGATGCCCAGATGCTCGAAAGCCGTCGCTTCGGCGTTGAGGAAATCTGCCGGATCTTCGGCGTGCCGCCACACATGGTGGGTCACACCGAAAACAGCACGTCATGGGGCACCGGGCTGGAGCAGCAGACGCTCGGCTTCGTCAAGTTCTCCCTCCGGCGCCGTCTCAAGCGGATCGAGCAGGCGCTCGAAAAGCAGTTGCTGACCGATCGCGACCGCGCCGAGGGCATCACCATCGAATTCAATCTGGAAGGCCTGTTGCGCGGCGACAGCGCAGGCCGGGCCAGCTTCTATCAGTCCGGTCTCAATAACGGCTGGATGACCATCAACGAGGTGCGCCGTCTCGAGAACCTGCCCCCGGTGCCGGGTGGGGATGAGCCGCGCATGCAGTCGCAAAACGTGCCGATTACCGCGACCGGTCAGCCGGTGAAGGAGTGACCATGCAGACCTTCGATTTCCCCCTGGAAGTGAAGGACGTCGGCGAAGACGGCCAGATCGAGGGTTTCGCTGCGGCGTATAACAATGTCGACCACGGCGGAGACATCATCCTGCCCGGCGCATTCGCCAAGACGCTACGCGGCCGTAAGACACTCCCCATGCTGCTCTATCACGACGGTCGCCGCCCGGTCGGCGTCTGGAATGCTTTCGAGGACAGCGATCGCGGACTGAAGATCAAGGGGCGCATCACGACCGTGTCAGCAGATGGCGCCGAGGCGCTGGCGCTGGTGCGCGACGGCGCGCTGGCCGGGCTTTCCATCGGCTATCGCTCGGTCAAGGAACGCTACACCGACACGGCGCGCGAGCTGATCGAACTGACCTTGCTGGAAACTTCCCTGGTCGCGGTCCCGATGAACGACCGCGCGCAGGTGACCAAGGTCAAACATATTGCAGGCGACGGCAAGCTGCCGACCCTCCCAGACTTCGAAGAGTTCCTGCGCGAGGCAGGCTTTTCGCGGACCCAGGCCACGGCAATCGCCGGAAAAGGCCTGTCGCATCTGCTCCGGGGTGAGCCCGGCGATGCACCCGGTGTCGACTTTCTGTCGGCGCTTTCGGCGGCCCTCGCCGCCTAGCTCACCTGACAACCTGGAGAATACCATGCGCAAGCACATGATGCTGGCCGGCGCGGCGTCGCTGCTCGGCCCGATGACTTCGATCGAGCGCGCCCGTGGGCGCTATATGCGTGGTCCGGAGGGCCACCCCGAAACCAAGACGGCCGCCCAGCTGGCCGACGAGACCAAGTCGCTGGTCGAGCGCAAGTTCGACGAGGTGAAGGCGATTGCCGAACGCGCGCTCGGCATGGCCGAGAAGGGCGAGAAGATGTCGTCCGAGGACAAGGCCAAGGCCGACGAGGCGCTGACGACCGCCAATGAGGTGAAGGGCGCCCTCGCCACGCTCGAGCAGAAGATCGCGCGGCAGTCCGAGCAGGAACAGGTCCACGCGTCGGCAGGCGAACGCTTCGTCAATGACGAGCAGTTCAAGAGCTTCGCCGGTCAGACCCGCCCGCGGGGCCGTGTCATCGTCGACGTGAAGGATATCACCTCGCTGACCACCGACGCCGCAGGTTCGGCCGGCGCGCTCGTCAACTCGGATCGCCGCGGTCTGCAGGTTGAATTGCCGCAGCGCCGTCTCACCATCCGCTCGCTGCTGCTGCCTGGCACCACGACCAGCAACCAGATCGAGTACGAGCGCGAGGAGCTGTTCACCAACAACGCCGCGCCGGTCGCCGAAGGCACGCTGAAGCCCCAGTCGGAGCTGCAGTTCGAGGACGCGACCGCCAATGTCCGCACCATTGCCCACTGGATGCGCACCTCGGTGCAGATCCTGGCGGATGCGGCGGGCCTGCAGTCGATCATCGACCAGCGTCTGCGCTATGGCCTCGCCTATGCCGAAGAGCAGCAGCTGCTCAACGGTTCGGGCGCCGGGCAGAACCTGCTCGGCCTCGTCACCGCCGCAACCGCCTACGCGGCGCCCGGCAGCCTGACCGCCACCTCGCAGGTTGACATCATCCGCCTCATGATCCTGCAGGCGGCGCTGGCAGAATATCCGCCCAACGGCATCGTGCTCAACCCGATCGATTGGGCCTCGATCGAGATGCAGAAGGACGGTCAGGGCCGTTATCTGATCGGCAACCCGCAGGGCACGCTGTCGCCGACCCTTTGGGGTCTGCCGGTCGTCGCCACCCAGGCGATGGGTGTCGACAAGGCGCTGGTCGGCGCGTTCAATCTCGCCGCCCAGATTTTCGATCGACAGGACGCCACGGTCGATGTCTCGACCGAGGATCAGGACAACTTCGTCAAGAACAAGGTCACGATCCGCGCCGAGGAACGCCTCGCCATGGCGATCTATCGCCCGCAGGCGATCGTCTATGGCGATCTGGGCCGCGTCGCCTGATGATCTCGGGGGTGGCCTATCGCCGCCCCCGTTTTCGCGAACGCCGCGAGCGGCGCTCCCGAAAGCGAAGGAGTGACACCATGAAGGTACAGGCCATTCTGACCAAGCCGCTCGATGGGCAGCCCGAGGGTACGCCTGTCGAATACGAGCAGGCCGACTTCGACCAGTTGAAGGCGATGGGCGCCGTTCGGCTTGCCGACGAGACCCCCGCTCCGCCGCCCCCGGCGCCGTCGCCCGCCCCTGCCCCTTCCCCTGCGACGGGCCAGCGCCGGGCACGCGGGTAAAATCATGCGCGTCTTCGTCATCACCCCTCCCGCGCCGCTCGACCTTGATGAGATGAAGGCCCACCTGCGCGTGGAAGGTGATGACGAGGACACGCTGATCCAGGCCTATGTCGCTGCCGCGACCGCCCATATCGATGGGCCGGACGGCTGGCTGGGGCGCGCGATCGGTGTCCAGATCCTCGAAGTGCGCTGCGACACCCTTACCTGTGGTGACTGCATCCGCCTCCCCTTCCCCCCGGTCATCGAGCTGGTCAGCGTGTCGTATCTCGATGCCACGGGCGTCGAGCAGATGGCCGACCTGGAAGACTTCGAGGTGATGGGCCGCGACTTGGTCGCATCCGGTGCCGAATGGCCCTGGCTTGGCGGATCAACACGGCGTGAGGCCGTCCGCATCCGCTA